TGGAGCAGACCTCCGAAATCCCTCGCTTATATTATATTATGAACCATTTAAAATGGATGTAGAAACTGTTGATGACGTAGACATTTGGCTTGATGACTTTGACAAGAAGTATGAGGCTGAGTTTAAGGATGAAACATTTACATTCACTGATGTATTCAAAGAAGAAGAAATTAAAATGAATGAGTATTATCTCTTTGAAGAGGATATGTATATGTTCATGGAAGAACCAAAGGATGATAAGATAGAAGAAGAATTTATTGAGGAGTTCAAAGAAGAACCAACAACAGATAAGGTGGATGAGTTCATTGAGGAGTTTATCGAAGAAGAAATCACAGAGGAGATTGATCAAGAGATGCCTATGGAAAAAATTGAAGAAGGTGTGGACACAGATGAACCACAAACAGAGAGCATTAAAGTAGGTAAGGTAATGTTAGCTGAGGTCATGAGTGATGACCAGGTAAAGATAAGTGTGATGTTAAAGGACCAACCATTGATACAAGATGTAGCTTTCTATGAACCAATAAATATCTATGCAGACCAAATAACAATCTTTGATAACAGGCAAATCTATGGTAACATTAGGTATGTTGCCAATGACCCACTAACCACATATTTTAATTTAAAAGAAGGGAATCAGGAGCAACAACAAAAACTAAAGACTAAACTAGAGAGCATGACATGGAGAAACTAAAGAATAACCTGGGCTCAATCGTAGCCTTATTGGGTACAGTATCAGCTATCGGTGCTGGGTTCGTTAAGTATGGTGAACTCACAACAACAATAGATGTTATGCAAGAAACAATTAATGAATTAAATGCTAGGCAGTATGTCATTAACGAAACAGTAGACCTAACCGAGACCAATAATAAAATCAATGACAACTACGAGACCACACTTGATAGAATATCAGACATAAAACAATCACTATCTGATAACAAAAACAATTTAGATATACTTAAAACCAGATTAGATTTGATTGATGCCCAGTTAAAAGCAATCGAGTCTAGTAATAAGAACCCATTAGCTAGATAGGAGACAATCATGCTAGAACAACTGAAAAAAATCGCCCATAAATTGCCACTGAGAAGAGTTATAGACACTTGTGGATGTGGTTATTACAAAATCAACAAACCTTTTCTATGGGCTTCTCTGCTCGTTCTAGGGCTACTTCTAATTTTAAGGTAGAAAAACTATGGCGTATGACTACGAATCAGCAATTAGGAGTGCAATTAGTGACACAGCTGTAGGATCTATGGCTAAATCCAGGGCGAAAACTAAGAGCAAAAAGAAATATGTAACGCCAACCAAGAAACCTAAGAAGTTATCTATGCCTGTAATGCAGGTCCCTACCAAGAAACCTAAAACTATTGGGAAAAAATATCCAGATGTATCTGTAAAGATGGATCCTGGTAAAGAGCCAGAGTATAGAGAAGCTAAGAAACCTAAGACCAAAAGTAAAATGAAATCATCTATTATGAGAATACAGTCTGCCGCAACAGGATTGCTTGGTGGGTTCGCTCCTTATTATCGTGATGGTGAACTTGGTTTTACTTACAAGAAAGATATTTAATGGCAGATGAACCCAAAGTTCCCTATATGTTTACAGTATTAGAGTCAGAAGATGGGACATTCAGCTGTAATATATTATGCAGGGGATTCCCAAGCTATGAAGATGCTGTTGCTTTTATTGAACTCTGGGATCAAATGGTCAATGATGAAAAGATAATCAGTTACGAACTGCATTAAAAAGAAAAGAGCCAGGAAGGGAATAACCTGACTCTTCTCATCACCATACAAAATATTTTAATTTAATAAAACATCTTGACTCAAGTTATACCACCAACAATTCCTCCTTGTCAAATCTATTTGTAATATATTTTTTACCATGCTAGTATATTGTTAATAACATAGGAGGATGTTATGGCAAATAAATGTGTACTAGTAATAAGTGATTTACATATCCCTTATCACCACAAAGATAGCTTTGCTTTTCTCAAGGAAGTAAAGAAAGTATTTAAACCAGATACTGTAGTAAACATAGGCGATCTCTTAGACTTCCATGCCATATCTATGCACGACTCAGATCCTGATCTACCAAGTGCAGGGCATGAGTTAGCAATGGCTAAAGATTATATAAGAGAATTAGAGTCTGTATTCCCAGAAGTAACAGAAGTTCATAGTAATCATAGTTCATTGGTATATAGAAGAGCCTTGAAGTATGGAATGTCAAGAGAATTTCTTAGACCATACTCAGATTTCCTAGGTACTAAGAAGTGGAAGTGGGTAGATGATCTAACTTTAACCATGTCTAATGGTGATAGAGTCCACTTCACTCATGGTAAATCAGCAGATGTTCTCAAGGTATCTCAGACTATGGGTATGTCATGTGTCCAAGGGCATTACCATACTAAGTTCAGCATAGGATACTGGGCAAACCCTGACAGATTGTACTGGGGTATGCAAGTAGGATGTTTGATAAACCAAAAGTCCCTAGCGTTTGCTTATGCTAAGAACTTTAGTACTCGGTTTATTGTTGGGTGTGGAATTATTATTGATGGTATCCCACGCTTGTTGCCCATGGTATTGAACAACAAGGGGGATTGGATTGGTAAGGTAGTTTAAAAGACATCCTGCATATTATTGTATTGATCTCTTAATTCAAACTTACTATTCCATAGAAAAGAATCTCCAATAGGAATACATGATCTTGCTTGGCTAGGTGTCATTAAGAAACAAAAGTTATTCATCTTAGTAACTACTTGCTTTGCTTCATGTAGTATATACATATCCCCATCTTGTTTGAACTCACATTTCTTTGGAGTTACATATAAGAATCTAACATCATAATTAGATTTACCTTGTTGGTATGCAACACGTTGTAGTTGGTGGCTCCAACTCATAACACTAGGCATACGGAATGTAGTCTTGAGATCAATGATTAATCCTTGTTCAGGGTAGACTAAGTCTAAGTACCCTATCATGGGAGCAGACCACCCATTCAACTCATCATGCAATTCATACTCTATCTTTTGTTGTTCTCTGTTCTTAGAAAACTCAGGCTTACCATAATCCTTTAGAGCTTCATAAGCTAACCTTACCATATCAGGTATAGCAACAGCTTGTTTGTTATGATCTTCTAGGTCCTCATGGTCCATAGCATTAAACTTGTTCTTAGCTTTGACTATGGCATTGTCTAATGTTTCTTCTTCTAACAATGCAGATACCAATGCTTCTTCACATACATTACCTCTATCCATAGAAGCAGAAGATTGTCGCATTTTAAAACCATAAGTACAAATGAACATGGGTAAATCATTTCTAAACATAGCTATCTTTGAAGAGCTGAGATGTGGCTCAAAGCCACACCCCAAGTCTACCCATTTCTGTATCCCATTCAGGTTTTTAAGTTCAAGATTCTCCATTAGATACCTCTTTAGCTTTTTTGTTTATTTTATAGACTGTGGTATACATTTCTTTAAGGTTTTTAGGTACTGGTACTGGTTTTTTTTCCCTTTTACTTTTCTTATCAGCTTCTTTGTACTCTTCCTTTAGTCTTTCAAGATCTGTTTTGTTTGCTTCTACAAAGGCAATGCACTCTTCCTTGGTACTAACAACATCACCAAGTTCATTTAATTTAATATCTGCTTGAGATAATTTTTCTGCAAGGATATTAATAGTAATGTCTTGATCTTGCTCATTCTCTGTATCATCCTTTACCCCCATCATGAATATTTTAAGGAACGCTGTTTTGATAGCATAACTTACAGCTTTACCAGGTCCCTTGTCTTGTGTATCTCTTCCTTGACCAGGATAATCACCAATAACTATTTGCTCACCAGTATCGGTGTCAGTTATCTGTATGGCAACTGTTACCCATGTATCATTACCCTCATGTGAAGTTGTTTTGACATAAGGCAGGATTACCAGACCTTTTTTTAATGCTATTTCTTTAACGCTTGTAGTTATATCCCAGTGGTTTACTGTAGAAAATCTTAGACCTTCAGCCTCCTCTGGGTCCACCTTTTTTATATCTCTTTGTATGTCAATGATCTTACTGTAGATACTTTGTGGCTGTGTTTTATTTTCTTCTGTCATTTTATAATCCTTGTTTGTGAACGAATCGTTTAGTTAATCTTGATTGTTTTGTGCTGATCTGTGGGTCTAGCTCTTTAGGAATGTCAAGTAGTATATCTACTGCGTCCCTCAATCTTTTTTCTGCCATTGGATCAGGCTCTAATCTAGGTATCACCTCATGTTTAATGATGTGAGCAAGACTGTACGATATGTCTTTGGTGCAACCAAATATCCCCACAGTTTTCTCTAGCTCATTTACATCATTGACTGTTAAGTTATGGGCTACCTCTTTGACTGCGTTTATGTCATACAAAGAATTAGCTAGGTATCCTTGATATGATTGGTCCATTCTATTATTCATGTACTTCACTCCTATCTGCTTCAATGATTAGTTCGTTTAGTTTCTTTTCTATAGCTTTCCTAATTGTTCTATCCACTACACATAGTTCGTCGCATACTTTTTCTACTAAATCTTGGTAGTGATATTCCTCTATCCAAGTTTCTAAATCTGGAATTGTGTAGATAAATTCTGTTACATCTATCTCTGGTTGAATTAAATTATATAATGAGTTATCTTGATTAGCTTGTTCTTCAAGTGTATAGTTATTAACTGTCATTTATATTTCCTTTCCATAGTTGTTGACATATATATATATTAAGCATAGTTTTAAACTAGTGTCAAATTATATTATAAATATATTTAAATTAAAGGAGTATAAAATGGAAGATAAAAAGTTAGTGCCACTATATATGAAAGTGCCATTAGAACTAAAAGAAGCATTGACTAGTTGTGCTAAGGCTGAAAGAAAACCAGTTGTTGCTTTATTTTGTGAGATTATGCCAGTGGCATTAAAGAATAGGATCAAGTTGCAGAAAGTGAACGAAGAAAAGATTAAGGAATTAATTTACAATAGTAAGTTTATTAATGCGGATAACTTTGCTGTCTAAAGATAATATTAATCCTAGTTATTACCAAAAAGGCAAGTGTAGTTGTGGTAAAACACTCAGCACCTATGATTTTGTTAAAGACCTAGCCTATTCACAAGGCTCTGCAATAAAATATTTAGTTAGGTATAAAGAAAAACACTCTGAAATGGAGGGTAAATTGGAAGATGTCAAGAAGTCTTGTTGGTTTATTATTGCTATTATGATTAAAGAATTTGGCATGACACCTAAAGATGTTATGGCATTTATCCAAGATTTATTAGTCAAGGAATATGGGAAATAAAGATAGGAAATTTGTACCCCCTAGTCCCTTTGTTGTATTGCCAAGTAGATGTTTGATTGATGAGCGTTTTCAAAATGGAAAACATTTAAGAACGTTCCAATTACTTGTTGTCTTGTGTAGCTTTGCAAACAGAGGTGCTGTTGCTTACCCATCACAAATGTTATTAGCTAAAGCTATGGGTGGGATAAGCCAAGCAGGTGTGAGTAAACATATTAAATTGCTCATGCAATGGGGGTATATACGTTATGCTAGTAAGAAGTTTCATAAGAATCTAAAGGGCAATGCCTATTTTATTTTCTTTGAGGAACAAGGGAACAATCCTATAACAGAAGAAGAAGTGTTTGCTATGCAGAAAGCCGAACACCAAGACGAGTTGATAGATACAATGAGAGTACAAGCACCAACAGAAAGAAAGATTGCAGATGATAAGAAACCTAGTAGAGAAGCGAGAAACATTTGCTTGATGTACACTAGGATATTAAACAAACACTTTGGACAAGTGGCTCATACTTATACCCAACAACACGAGGCATTAGTTCAAACGTGGTTAGATGGTGGCTATACTAAAGAACAAATCCTTAAGAAGATAGAAGATTATATGATATGGAGGAGAAACAATGGCAAAGACGGGATCAAATCTATTGCCTACTTCAAGAATGTATTTGTTAAGGACAAGAAAAAACCCTCCAATCCAAAGGAAGAACTAGAGGGTTTGATGAGTAAGTTTGTGAACACACACAAAGTCAAGTTTTAATTGCTATATACTCATAGATTTCTTTATCTACCTTTCTTTGTATGAGTGTAATTACTTTAGTTTCGTATAGCTGATTAACAACTTCTTGTATTCTCTTTGCTAGTCTTACTACTTTGGGATCTTCTTCTTTCATATCCCCTGCAAGAAAGCCACGATAGTATATAAACTTATCGCCTACCTTTGACCAAGTAAGCCAATCTTTTATCTTGTCTATCTCGCTTTCTATATCTCTTAAATCGTGCATATTCATTTAACTTATTCCCTTTCTATTATACCTGTAATTAAATCCATCATATCCAAACGGATATTTTGAAACTTATCTTTTAGGT